TCATTCATTTCTAATATGTCGTCACGTATGTTTTGATTGCGTTTCTCTAGGTTAATAACACGCACAAAGCTATTAGTAACAGCAGCGGTATAATAAGCAAAGGGGTTATTGGATTTAGATTCATCAAACTGTAGTCCTATTTGTGCAAGTTGGAGGATTGCTTGTCCTTTCATTTCGTCGTTGTATGTGTAACCTCTAACATTACCTCGTGTAGCATATCTATCTACTAGTTTTAGCCACATCATTGCAAGTTTATTGGTTGCTCTACCGTGTTCTTTGTCAAAATGCCCATTTTCCATGCCTCCTTGCCAGTGACTTTTGCCTACACACACTAGATTGTCGTTATCATCGAACTTGTAATGCTGAAAAGGAGGAAAATTGAGTTTTGTTTTAGTATCTGCTACAGTTTTGGGGTTTTTCTTGCGTCCGGGTTCTTCAGGAATGTGATCAAACGTCATTATACGGAAAACTAAGTCAGTTTTTTCGATAGTTTTGTAATCAACTTCAAACTCTGCCATTTTAACTTTTTTTCCAGCAGCTTTTGCATCTTCGTATGCTTCGGTTGACTGCTTTTTTGCTTTGTTGCGCTTGGCCTCGGCTATGGTTCTTATGTTTATTTTTTCTATTGCTGGTAAAATGATGTCATAGTTTGCATATACAGGATCTACATAGCTACAAAATGTACTTTTGCTTTTGTGTATTTCCTTTAACATGTCTTTGTTATTTAAATAGTTTACTTTTCTTGCCATATTGGTTAGGATCCTTTTTTAATATTATAAACTACGCTGTTTATTTTGTCAACTAAATACATTATAGGAGATTAGTATGGCAGAAGGTTCAGAATATTATAACACATACGACTGGAGTGGCGATATTTCACAAAGGCGTTTAGCTACTACTGGTATTCCAGCTGGCGCTGAACCTGTAAGTGCAGATGCTACTACAGCAACGTTTACAAATAAGTTTGATAGAACAGGCAACGATTGGCGTGTAAAAATAAGTTTACCTGACATAGGAACTTTTAAAACAAGTCCTATGTTAAAACCTTTAAGTGTAACTAACAATGCTGTCACCTTTCCATTACAGCCTACTATTACATTTAACCATTCTGCAGATTATGATGTACAGTCTCCTGTCCATACTAACTACGGTTATCCTATTTATTCAAACTCAAGAATCGAAGATATTAATATAGTAGGTGAGTTTCCAGTTCAAAGTCCGAAAGATGGCACTTATTGGGCAGCAGCTATGCATTTTTTCCGTAGCGTAACCAAAATGTTTTATGGAGACGGTAGTAATAAAGGTGGACCGCCACCTATTTGTAAGTTAAGCGGGTATGGTGACTTTGTTTTAAATAATGTTCCTGTAGTGATTACAGCTTTTTCAACAGATTTACCAAACAATGTTGATTATATTAGAAGTCCGATTACAATACAAAACGAAGCTGGTATTGCTACAGAAAACTACACCATGGCTCCTACACTAAGCACGTTTAGCATTATATGTAAACCGATATACAGTCGTGCAAAGGTAGAAACATTTAGTTTAGACAAGTTTGTTAATGGACAACTTATGGACAAAGGATTTATCTAATGGCAACTTATCCAAAAACAAGTCCGTATGCAAACACAAAAATATCAGAATCAGGACAACTTGGTTTGCTTAAAATCAGACCTGTGCCTGCAAATGATGATGATATATTATATACAATACAATCTCAATACCTATATAGACCAGATTTGCTAGCTTATGATCTTTATGGCACTTCAAAACTATGGTGGGTATTTGCACAACGTAATATGGATGTATTAAAGGATCCTGTATTTGATTTTAGACCTGGTATAGAAATCTATTTGCCGAAATCAAGTGCACTTAAACGACAGCTAGGTATCTAAATGGCAATAAAACCTAATAGTTTGTATAGTTTCGCAAGTTATAACACTATCTTTGAGCTTAGTTGTTTAAGTTTTGACGAGATAGCAAAACCTGATGAAACATATCGTCTCTCGTCGCCTGAAAATGTGATTTTTAGGAGTGGCGGCGGTGCTCAAAACAAAGTTACCACCATATATGAAGATGCAATAGGTGCAAAGCTAGAATATTACATAGATGATGTAACAGTAGAAAGCCTTGTGGTTCCAAATAGCAAAACAAGAACAACAAATGCTACACATATAGAGTTTACTGTATATGAACCTTACAGCATGGGTTTGTTTATTCAAACACTACAACTTGCAGCAGTAAACTCGGGTCATGTAGGAAACTATATAAAAGCACCTTTTAATCTAAGTGTGCAGTTTGTAGGTTACGACGACGACGGAGATATATTAGTTGTTGATGATGGTAGAAATCTGCAGAGACATTTTCCTTTGTACATTACAAATGTTGAGTTTACTGTAAATGCTGGAGGCTGCCAATATAGAGTAGAAGGTATTCCTTGGAACGAACAAGCAGTATTAGATGCTGTGAACGAAGCAAAAACAGAGATTTCTATATCTGGTGCAACTGTTTCGGAGGTTTTGCAAAGCGGCGAAAGAAGTTTGACAACTGTAGTCAATGGCAGATTTGAAGAACTTAGAAAAGCTAACTTAAACAGTGAAGCTGATGAACTTGTTATAAGTTTTCCGAATGAAATAGCAACAGGGTTTGGCTTGCCTAGCGAAGAAGACGACGAGGTTGATGAAGGTGCAACTACAAATGGCAAAAAAGGCAATGGACTTTTAGGCAAAGTAGTAGCAGGTGCAGTAGGCGGTATTATTGGTGGTGCTCTTAGTGGAAATAGGAATGTAGGAGCAGCAGCGTTAGGTGGCGCTCTAGGAGGTTTAGGTATTGGCGGCGGACCTGGCGGCTTACTTGGTGGTTTAGCAGGCGGTTCTAGCATTGGTGGTTTACTAACAGCTTTTCGTAGCGGTGATGCAAATGCATTATTTGCAGGTATCAGTGGATTTCTTGGTGCACAAGCGCCACAAAACTTCGAAGCCTTTGTTAGTATGATAACAGGACAAGTTTTTACCCGCAGCGATACAGGATCGCGACTAGCAAGTAGAGCACAAAATCCAGATAGTATTAATCCTGTAGGAAATGGAGGATTTATAGATGGGTTTAATGAAGATGGTATTGCTCCGTTTCCTGAAACTGGATTAATATATGATAGACGCAGTAAAACATTTACTAGAGCAAAAAGCACTGTTAGTAACGACGAAAGAGTTTGGCAGTTTCCTAGCGGAAGTAAAATACTTAGAATGATAGAAACTGTTATTTTAGATAGTACATGGGCTAAAGAAATCATCGATAGAGGACCAGACGAAGATGGTATGGCTGAATGGTTTAAAATAGAGTGCGAAACATATTTAAAACCTGGATTAGAAGTACAAACTAGTGGCGAATCAGCAAAAGTTTATCATTACAAAGTAACTACATACAAAGTTCATAGCTCGACTCTGCAAAATCCTAAACAAGCGCCGGTAAGTTACCAAGCATTGTTTGATAACGCTGTAAAAGAATACAACTATATCTACACAGGTGAAAACAAAGACATTATTGATTTTGATATTACATTAAACAGTAGTTATTTTGTTGCTAATCTTGCGGATGCTGGACAAGGTGCAAGACAAGCATCTGACACTCTTGTTGGAAAAGACGATGAAACCCTTGTTGAAACTGAATCCGACGGAGTTATAAGTTCAACAGGCTCTACAACTACAGCAGATATCACTAGAACGTCTACTAGCGGCTCTGGCGGATCAGGATTAGACAGCAACAAAAAACGTATTGCACAACTTTTCCATGACGCAATCATTAATAGTAGTGTTGATCTTGTGCAACTAGAACTAACTATCATGGGCGATCCTTACTTTATATTTGATAGTGGAATGGGTAACTATACAGCATTTGCTGCTGAAGAAAATGAAACGACAGATGGCAGTATCGAAGTCCAAAGAAGTCAGTGTCACATCATTGTAAATTTTAGAACACCAGTTGATTACAACGAAGATACAGGAGGAATGCATTATCCTGAAGATACTGTGCCAGTAGATGCTTTTAGTGGATTGTATATGGTAACAACTTTGGTCAATAGTTTCAATCAGGGAAGATTTCAGCAAAGACTTACCCTAACAAGGAAACGCAATCAAGAATCAGACACAAAAGAAGATGGCGCAGGGTCAGGACAACCATCATATGAAGACAGCAACGGAACCACATTACCTTAAGGAAGAAAAATGGCAGTAGATGCAAATGTAACTGAACAAAAAAGAAGTGCCGACAGCGGGCAGCAACAAGGGAGTGCTGGCCCTTATATAGCTCGAGTTATAAAACACGCTGATCCTCAATATCTAGGGGGTTTGGAAGTACAACTTCTTAAAACCACAGAAGCAGGTAACTTTAACGAAAGTTTGGGACAAACAGCTATTGTATATTATGCAAGTCCATTTTATGGTGTTACACAAAGTGGCAATGTAGGAAAAAATGACGACTATGCAAACACACAAAAAAGTTATGGTTGGTGGGCTATTCCACCAGATCCCGGCAGTTTGGTTTTGGTAACATTTGTAGAAGGTACACGAGCATTTGGGTTTTGGTTTGCCTGTATTCCTGAAAAAGGAATGACATTTATGCTACCAGGCGGCCAACCCACCACTCAGCAAACTAGTGGTCCTGTACCTCCTGCACTACAAGGTAAAAAACTGCCTGCAGGTGAATACAATAAAGAAATAACCAAACCTCAAACTAATAATCCTATCAAATACAAACGTCCTGTAAACTTGGATTTTGTTAACCAGCTTATTGAACAAGGAACTATAGAAGACGAGATCAGAGGAACTACATCATCGAGTGCTCAAAGAGAGTTTCCAAGTGCAGTTATAGGTTTTAGCAGCCCAGGTCCAGTAGACAAACGTGGCGGATCGCCTATGGCAAATATAGGTTTAAAAGAATCAAAAGCTACAATGCACGTGAGTAGATTAGGAAGTAGCAGCATAGTTATAGATGACGGCGATGATAAACTTATAAGAAGAGGACCTGCCAGCAATACTCCGTTTGAATATGTTAATAAAGAAGCCAACCAATCCGGTGGAGATGTAACATTACCTCATAACGAACTGATACGTTTGCGAACAAGAACCGGTGCACAGATATTAATGCACACAACAGAAGATTTGATCTATATCAATAACAGCAAAGGCACCTGTTGGATTGAAATGACCAGCAATGGCAAGCTAGAAGTTTATGCAAAGGACAGCATTAGTTTTCATAGTGACAATGATATCAACTTCAAAGCAGAACGAGATATTAATATACATGCCGCTAATAACATTAACTTTACATCTAACCAAAATACCTATATGAGTGCTGGTGCTAACTGGGAAGTAAAAGCAAATGCTGATGGAAAAATCACCACAACAGGTACTACAAATGTCAAAGCTGAAGCAGATGTGAATATAACCGCAGCTGGAACTTCAAACTACAAGTCTGGTGCTGAAACAAAAGTAACAGCCGGAGGTGACTTTAGTATTGGTGCAACAAACACAACAATATCAGGCGGTGATATACATCTCAACGGGCCTGCTG